TTCAACTTACCCAAATTGAAAAATTTACGAGGGCATCCACAAACCACTGCACGAGTATAAATGTAATTCATATCGAAACCAAACAAGTTCCATCCAGTTATAACATCAACATCATGTCTAAATAAAAATTCTCTAAATCCCATCAACAAATCTCTTTCTGTTTTGTAGTTGATGATATGAGAACCTTCTAAATTCGCATCTGTATTTTTATAACACAAACACGTTTTGTTGTATGGTTCGCTTTCTCCATATTTAATTAGAGAAATTGCTATTTGGAAGACACTATCACCCGTGATTTCTGGGTCTGGAAATTTGCCCGTGGAACTATTACATTCAATATCAAGGGATGCATATATGAGTGGAGCCACATCATCTTTGTCTAGGCCTTTTAGGTCTCTCCAATTTGTGCAAAACAAGTCAATATCTGTGTGTGCATACCCACCTTGAATACAAGATTCACTTGCATCTATCCAGCCAGTTGATTTGATTCCAGTCAAGTGCATAAACCTCAGCATAGGTTCAAGATTTGATTCATACACTTTTCTTGGTCTGAACTCATCAGGAAGTGTCCTTCTCAGAACACCATTCACATATCTAAAAGATGTCAATGAATTGAAAAACAATTTTACAAAGGTAGACTTTTCACCGTTCTGGAATCCCCAAACATCAGTGGCTTGGGACAAGGCAAAACGCTCTAGACACCCAGGGCATATTTTCTTCAGTTTGTTAAACAAATTTAATGCACCGTTTCGATTGCTTTCGTGTTTATCCAGTTTAACATAGAAATACGGTTCAAACCTTGTAGATACGCACACAGATGCACCATCCTCTGTTCGTCCAAAGATACTTATAATATATGCATCGTTCTCATCTCTGGCCTCCCAGGTAAGTGCTTGAAATGTCACCATACTTAACGTACAATGGACAGATTTTTTTAAGCGAAATTAAAATATAAGAAATTAATATAAATGTCTGCTTTAATAAGCCTCGTTTCTAAAGGAGTCCAGGATGCCTATTTGACTGGCGACCCACAAGTAAGTTTCTTCAGGCAAAACTATAAGCGCCACACTAATTTCTCACTCAAGCCAGAACGGATCGATTACATCGGGACTTTCGGTTCCAACAACGAAGTCAATATCCCAATTAAATCAAAGGGGGATCTTTTGACTTATGTTTGGGTTGAAGCCACCGGTATAACCACAACCGCTGACCTCGCCACCGGTTTCAATTCTAACAGCAATGACCCAACTGAATTCATCTTGATGATTGGTGGTCAACAAATTTGCAAATTAGATTCTCTCTACATTGATGCTGTTCACAACTTGTTGTATAACGAAACCCAAGCGCAAGCTTCTATGGCTTCCACCGGTACCTCAGTGGGTGGTAATGCCATTGACAGCGCGACTGGATATGGCAACCACTACATCATTCCTTTCTTCTTCTCACAAGACTGGACCAAGGCCCTTCCATTGGCTGCCCTACAGTACCACGAAGTCGAAATTAGAGTTAAGTGCCGCTCCGGTTTTGTTCCAGCTTCCACACCAAAGGTTTACGCGATGTATGCCTACTTGGACACAGATGAAAGAAATTTCCTCACTGAGCGTGAACACGAAATTCTTATTACACAAACTCAATACCAACCAGTGTCCAACACTGACACCGAGTTTGATTTAACTTACTTCAACCACCCATGCAAAGCCGTCCACTTGGTCTCTGGCGACCTTGACCCAGCCAACGGTGAATGGGATAGTGTGTTCAATTTCGATGAATCAACACTCTACATTAACGGAACTGCTCTCTTCGAAGGAACAAGTGCTGAATTCCACCACACCGTGGTTCCACGCATGCACTGCCAAAACTTGCCATCCGATACAGTCGCGGTTGTTCCAACATTCACATGGCCATTCTCTCTCAACTTGAGCAAATCACAACCAACTGGTTCATTGAACTTCTCTCGCTTAGACACAGCGAAGATTAACATTACAAACCCAACCGGTGGTAATAACATTCACAGAGTATATGGTGTCAACTACAATATTTTACGCATTAAAAACGGTATGGCCGGTGTTGCGTTCTCAAATTAAGTTATATAGGTTTTTTTTATTATAATATACTATCACTTTTTTGTTTGTTTTTTGTTTCACACAAAAAAGTGTTTATTTTTTCTATCATTTGGGGGTCATCGGTCAATTGTTTTCCATGTGTTATGACTTTTGAAAATTCTATTTTTTTTATTTTTTCATATATGTCTTCATATCCATTTTCATAAAGAAATAATTTCAATGGATAATTTTTTTCTTTGTTCCAAGTCTGTTCACGAGTTGTTGTTTTTGTTCTCATATGTTAAAGATATTATTTCATCTTTAATTAAGATGAGTCTAAAAATATTTCCAACAAATTTTGTTTATTGGGAACAAATACATGATCACGAAAAAATAAAAAAAGAATTATTATCTTTGATTTCAAATTATGAAAAATTACATGAAGAACATAGCGAAGGATTGATTAATGCAACCACAAGTTATGCTTGCCATGATATTCATAATTATATTCATTCAGATATATTAAATAAATTAATTTGGAAACCATTGGAAAACTTATTAAAAAAAATTAATGCAGCTCCATATGATTTTAACTTACACTATAAAAAATCTATTATATCGGAATCATGGTATACAAAATACAATAAAGATGGAATGTTCAATATTCACACACACCAAGGTGAGGGAGAAATATTGAATGATGAAATATATAACACAACATTTTCAATTATTTATGTACTCAAAGATGAAAATGAATATAATTCCACCAATTTTATTGTTCCATTCGGAAATAATATTTCACATATTTCGAGAGACCGCGAAAATTCATTTAATACCTCCAATGAAAAAGATATAAGAGAAGGAACTGTTTTAATATTTCCATCATCATTACATCACGAAGTTTTACCAGTTAAAATACCAGGTAGAATTTCATTGGCATTCAATGTGCGCTCAGTATTTTAGATATAACTTAAAAGTGAAAAACAATTAATTTGTAATGAACATAGTTTGTAAAACTCCAACAAATTATAGTTCTCTAAAAAAAAGAATTAAAAAAAGCACTTTTCAATATGGAGTTGCACTCACCTCGGGATACTTTGTATGTAAAGGAGCAGAAGAAGGAGTTTCGGTCATGCTCGGCACCATTTCGTCCATGGTTTACTTGAATAATCTAACAGATAGAGTAGATAATATTGAAAATTCTTCTCCGTTTCCAAATGAATTGTTTATTCCAGTGGGAGCATTTATGTTTGAAGCCATATGGAATAATGCACCCTTTGCATTTGACTTTGATTATACCGCAACACTCCTTGGGTTTCTAGTCTATAAAGGTGCATTACTCAACTTACTTTATGATGTTGTTGTAGAAATGCTGCAGCCCGAAGATGAAATTAAAAATAACACCATAGATTTAGAGAGGGAAAATGAGTCTTGATATAATAATGGGTAATATGTTTTCGGGTAAAACATCCGAACTTATAAGACAACTAAAAAGATACAAAATAATTGGTTCTAAAATATTAGTCATTAATTCTTCACAAGATACAAGGTCAAATGAAGAAGTTTTAAAAACACACGATAATGTCACTTTTAAATGCTTGAAAACAAATTCATTATTATCAATTCTCAATGAATCACTCTTTCAAGAAGCAGAGGTTATCGCAATTGATGAAGCACAATTCTTTGTCAATCTCAAGGCATTTACAGAAGAATGTCTTCTCCAAAACAAAAATGTTTTAATGGCTGGTCTAGATGGTGATTACAAACAAAGAAAATTTGGAGAAATGCTTGATTGTATACCAATGGCAGACACAGTAAAAAAATTAAAAGCACTCTGCACCAAGTGCAACGATGGAACCCTAGGTCCATTTACAGTGAGGACAGTTTCAAATCAAGACCTCATACTTGTGGGTGATACAGACATGTATACTGCAAGATGTAGAAAACATTTGGAGGCTTAAAGGTTTAAGAAAATTAATGTATGAGAGTGACTCACTAAGCACACCGGTGGTCAATGACCTCGCGGGTTCGAATCCCGTCTCTGACAAACCTTATATAATGTCAGGGTGACCGAGTTTGGTCTAAGGTGCCGGTTTTAAGCGTAACTCTACTTAAGTTTTAAATAATTATCCTTTATTTAAAAATTAAGATCGAGTATTATTAGATTTATTGAGAATTCCAACTTGGGATAGTTAAAAGCAAGAGAGTAAGAATAATATAAGTTATGGAGATATGGAGATATGTTAGACATCCTGATAACAGTTTGGCATTGGCACATGTTTATGATGAGAATGTTGAAATAGTTGTTCCAATCTTACCCAGGCCCGACCCAGAAGCAGGTGAATTATTTTTTAAACCAAGAGCTTGGCGATGGTTAGCTAGATTAACACTTGTACACTTTTTTGCGTTATTGGGGTGTGCTCATTT